GTGTAAATGTGGGAACAGGGACAGCCGTGTACCATGCCGAAATGACTGCGGCTTCTGTTGACTCCTGTGTCTGGACATGGAGATAGCCGTCTGCATCTGCTCTCGGAATTGCGGTCAGAGACAGAGTCTCTGTCTGCGGTTCGATTGTACCGCCTTCGCCTGTTGTCTGTGATGCGATGTTCGGACGAGAACAAGAACACTTGTAGAGACAATGCTTCGTTGCTCTCTGGTCGCCATCGAATTCAAACATGAGTGCGAAATACTTCGTGGTCTTGAAATCGTCAGAAGCTTCAACGAGAATCTTGTCGTCATCTTCCTTGTAGGACAGAACATCCTTGAGGAAGTCCTCGTTCACTCTTGCGATTTCGAGGTCGCCCTCATAACCGCCCTGTCCGTATGAGACGAAGTAGTCGCTATTGTCTGCACGGAATACACTTCTATCAGCATTGGAACTCATAGAAAGGGAAACCGCACCCGCAAGAGCTTTGACATTACCATAGCTTGTGGTGACTTCTCCCGATGTGGAAACTGTCTCGGTAACCATGGCATAGTGAACATTCTTCAAGCCGTACTTTACCTTGTTTTCAGCCATTGTTTTTTCCTCCTGTTTATAGTAATTCATTAAGACGAGATTCAATCTCGGAAGACACCCAATCAGCCACAGGACGGATGTGTTCGATTTCGGGAGAGTTCCCGACAACAGTTCCGTTTCTGACTATTGGATGTCCGTATTCGAGAAGATGTGTGAGTTGCGGGTCTGTCTTGTTTCTGACCACTCCCGAAGCCTTCTGACTCTTCGTTCGTCTGCCGGATTCATAGACCCAACCTCTCTTGTATCTTCCCCTTTGTTTACCCTGTTCATTTTCGGGAGAGGTCTCTCGAAGTTTTCGGGCGGCTTCCTTGCCGACATCGTCAAAGATGGCTTGAACATTGTCATCGACAACAGTTCCGACCGCCATCAGTTCGTCTTGGATGGTCTTTGCAAGACTTCCGTACTTGCCCGAATCATTTCCTCCGAGAACAATCATGACTTGCTCGTTGCCACTTCTTCGATGTGCCATGAGTTAGTCCTCCGTGTCTTCGTCTCCCATGACCTCGAACTCGAACTCGACTTCCCAACAAGATTGAGAGTCGATATACTGTTCAGTCTTGACCCATGCTATGTCATTGTCGTTCAGAAGTTTCTTGATGTCCGACTCAAGCTTGAGATCCTTGTCGACTGTGTAGAGGTCGATTCGGAAGTTCCACTTCTCACAGAAGACCTTGTTGTCTGCCGTGAAATTGTCGGGTTGTTCTGAATGAATCGTGATGAACGGAAGCTTCGTTCCGTTCGGAGCATGGTCATAGAAGGAAGGAGTTGTCAGAGTGTTCAAGAGTTGAATTGCTTCAACTTGGTTCATCCTTCGTCCCTCCCCTCTCTTCCAAGTACAGTTCGAGCTTGTCGGAACCGTTGACCGCATAAGTACGATAGATGGAATATAACTTTCCGTTGTACTTGACGATGGGTTCGTCTCCATACTCGAAGTCATAGATTGTCGCTTTCAAGGACGGCTGAAGACCGATTCGTCCTCCCGCAAAGTATTCTGTCTGCGAGACAGAACCAATGTCGGCAAAGACTGTCTTCGTTGCCCTTGTCTTCTCGACAACTTGATTGAGACTGTCCTTCTCTGTGACAATCTCCACTAAGTCAATCGGGTAAACACTATTCTTCATCGGTCGCCACACTCCTATACTGTCCAGAGAGTGCCATCTTCGTCTTCATGTCGTTGTACGATGTGAAATACTTCTCATCGTTGAACCACTTATAGGAGACATAGGCGATGACCGCTCCAGTCTGCATCGGGTCAGCACTCGATGAATCAAAGGTCTTGATGTCAGCGGTTGCCGTCAAGTCCAAGATTGCTTCTTCGATGAGATCCGAAATCTGCGAATCGAGATTGTTGAAACTGACCCGAAGTGCCGTTTTCACCTTGTTCAAAAATGCCGTATCAACCGCCATAAACATCAACCCTTCTTTCTTGTGGTCTTCTTGGGGTCAGCCTTGACCGCCTTCTCGACCTTTTCCTTCTTTTCTTCGACAAGTTCCATGTACTCGGGACGGAAGTTCTGAACCTCGCAGACTTCGCCCTTCTTGTGGATTCCCTTGTCATCGAAGAAAGGTGCTTTGACTCTAACCTTCATTCGTTTTTCCTCCCGCATAAGCTCTGTAGAATGTCTCGTTGACGAGAATATGTCCCATGTGACCGCAACTGATGGAAGGGTCAAGGAGAATGTCAAAACCGCACTCTCTTGCCCTCCAACAGAAGGAGAGGTCTTCTCCGAAGCCGTTGATGGGTTCAAACCAATTCGTGAACTTTGATGCGACCTCAAACAGGACATCAGTCGAGACCAGAACGCACCCGAAACCGACACCGCCACATTTGACTGTGTCGGTCGGGAGCGGAAGGTCTGAATGTTTCCCTGTCTTTGGGTCGCAGTCATCGAAAGCTACAAGATGGTACGGAGGACTCCGTCTGAAATAAGCACCCGACACAATCGGAGCTTTGTGTGCCAAGAGTCGGAGCATCGTGTCCGGCTCGAAGGTCATATCGGAGTCGAACCACATTGTGTAGTCCGCATCCATCTCTAAAGCTTTCTTTGCCAACTTGTTCCTTGAGTCGTAAATGAGACTTCCGACTTGGAACATTATTGCAACTTCATGACCGCCCTTTTGGAGCATAGCGAGACTTTGTGCAAATCCCGCAGAAACCATGTCCATACATGGGACACAAACAAGTATTTTCGCCATAAGACATTCCCTTTCCGCTTAATAGCTTATGGTTTTATCACTTCTGGATCTTTGCGAATGAAGCGGGGCCGACAACCTCGACACCAACATACTGTCTGCCGACAATCTTTACCATGTCGGATTCAGCAAGAGAAAGGTCATCAAGCTTAATCTTGATTTCCTCTCCGTTCGGGAAGTTGGCAATCATGCCCTCTCCGAGGTCACCGACAATCGCATAAGTGTCGCCCGAAGAAGCAACTGCGAAAGCCTTGACTGTGTTGTTGAAGAGAACAGGAAGTCCCTCGAAGGGGTCATAGCCATAGCTACCCGCAGCCTGTACCGCCTTGAACGAAGCGAATGTTGCCTTGTTCATGATGATGACAGGGTCTGTCGCCTGGTCAGAGATGGAAGCAATAGCCTTTGCGATTGTGTCGAGTGCGATTGCGGAAGCCGTTACGACAGGGACACCAACATTGACGGAAGGAGTGTTTGTGGAAACGGTTCCACAAGCTTCAATCTTTGCGATGACTGTGTCTGCGAGTTTCTTCGCAATCTGATATACAAGCTCGTCATATACATATGTGAGGAACTCTGTGGAGTCGATAACCTCATCAGATACATAGATGAACTTCTTGATGTTGGAAGCTACGATGTTGACAGTTCCGAGAACAAGATTCTCTGCGGAAGCAGAAGAAGTTGTCTGACCCTCTGTGTGGATGAAAGCACCATCAGCAGAAATCTCGAAACCTACACGGAGATTGCCCTTGACATAGGTCTTCTTGATTCTTGCTACGATGCCTTCCTTCTCCCATGCGTTCTTGACGATGTCATAAACGATAGAAGCAACAGGGACATCACCGCTAACATTCTCTGTGAGAAGGGCACGGCACTCCTTGTCATCGCCTGTTCTGATGTAGTTTGCGAAAGCATCTCTATACTCGGGAGTTGCTACGATTTCCTTATTTGTCATTCTCTTTTCCTCCTTAATGACAGTTTCTATTGTGTCGATGTCAACCTTGCCCTCTGCGACCATCTCTCTGGTCTCCTTGGCTTCGGCTGCCATCTGCTTGAGTTCGTTCTTTCTCTCTTCGAGAGCATCGAGTTCGGTCTTGAGTTCAGCCATTCTTGTCTCGTCTGCACTCTCGACCTCCTTCTGAATCTCGGAAGCACGAACTTCGACTTCCTCGATTGTCATGTCTTTGATTTCAGTCATTTGTCTTTTCCTCCAAGATCCTTGAAATCTGTTCCTTGAGTGCCATCCGGCTCTCCTTTATTTCCGCTTCGTGAAGTCTCTCCGCTTCAAACCTTTCAATCTCTCCGTCTATAAGGTCTTTTGAACGAGCTGAAATATCTGTGTAGGGATTTGCGGGGAAGCTAACTGCCGATACATCGTAGAGCTTCCCGATTCCGAGAATGGTTCGAGTGACGATGATGTCTCCGTTCTCCATCTCTTCTTCTGTGTAGGAGTCCTTGCTGACAGTAAATGCGAAAGACATTCTGTCATAGAGACCCTTGTCGATGTCTTCATAGACCGACCTTGAGGATTCTGTCAGACCGAGGTCTGTCGTGGTCTTCAAGCCGTGTTCGTCCACTTCAAGCGACAGGGACCTGTTCCTCGTCCTTGCGTAGACTCTTCCTTCGTGGTCAATCTGGAAGATGACATCGGTCATGTCCGTGTCCTTGAAGGCTTCCTTGCTGACCATCTCTCTGACTACATATTTGCCGTCACGATAGAGTTCGTAGGCTTCCTCGAAGGTCGTTGCATAACCTTCGACAATGTAGTTCTTCTCCTCTCCCTCTCGGACTTCTCTCTTGCGAAGCTCCATGGAGCGGAATTCTCTGTTGGTATTACTCGGCATTTTCTTCTTCCTCCTGTTCCTGTTTGCTTGGATCTGCCGTGGGGTCAACGAAGTAGTATTCACCCCTTGCGATGAGTCGGTCACCGCCTTCAACAGGCGGGAGTTCCCAAATGTCTCTAATCTCGTTAATGGTCATCAGTCCTCTGTCTGCCATGTTGGACGAGATGTTCAGCTTGTCCGAGTTGGTCAAGAACTGAATCCTGTTTGCGGTCAGATAGAACGAATTTCCTGTGTTCTGCTCTATTGCCGTAAACAACATATTTGTCACGACCTCTGAAGCTTGAACGGCAAAGGGTTCGATTGCTCCCTCATAGAAAGCGGAAGCCTTGTCTCCTGTCAGTTCGTTCTTGATGGCTTCGGTCGACACACCGAAATACTTCTCGATGTTCGAGTTGATGAGAGACAACTGTTTCTCGTCAACTGTATACGGCTTGTAGTCAATCTGCTTCGGTTCACCAACAAGATTGGAGAACAGAAGGAGGAATCCCTCCTTGTCGTTCAAGTTGGCATCCTTGATTCTCTGTCTCTCCTTTGTTATGTCCTCGTCCTTGGCAAAGTTGTTCATCCTTGCCATGAACTTGAATGAGTTCGATTCAGAGATTGCTGACTTGATAGCCTGTTTATTAAGATCCAAAAGCGACAGAGTCGAGCGAAGTGCCGTGTTCGGGTCTCCGAAGATGTCATCCTTGTACTGATGCTTTGTAATGATTCCGCATCGGTCGAGTTCGATTGCAACCTTCTTGTTTCCGGCAAAGGTGTATCTCAAGAACTCCTTGCCCTTGTAGGTCACGACCTCGCAAGAGGAAGGAAGAACAGGGAACAGTCCGACAACAGAATCCATCTCGTCCAGAATCGGGACGATGATTGCATTGTTCTGCATCTCATAGATGGTTCTTGCTCTGTACCAAAACTGATACCATGTCTGATAATCGTTCGGACGAACCTTCAGCTTGGTTCGCATCTTCGCCTTCGCAGAGCCTGTCATCTCCATTTGGAGCTTTCCTGTGTTCCTTGCGAGAGTGTCAATCGCACTTCTGACTTGGTCAAATTCGTAGATTTCACCTTGCCATGTGTGGAAGACGGCAGAATATGCCGTTAGTGGAGACCATCTCTCCGCCCCGACAGGGTTTCTGTACTTCTTCGGAAACAGTTTCTCTAAAAGACCCATTTCTTCACTCCTTATTCGTTCTTCAACTGATGACCATATTCACCCGCCCATTTGTCTTTGACTATCAAGGCATCGAGCAAGGCAGCCACTCCGTCTATGTGACTGTTCTCGTTCAACTTCACAATCTTGACTCTCTTGGTCATCCTGTCCTTCTGAAGTGCCGTGTCGAGCAGATGGACTCTCAAGAGGGGATTGTTTCCTATCTTGAGTCGTTTCTCCTTCAACACTCCTTCAAGCTTGTTGATGGCGGGAGTCATGTTCCATCCTTGGAAGACATCGTCCATCAAGAACCCGCCATCGTTCTTCATCTGTTGCACAAGGTATTGGGAAGAATATCGGTCATAACCGACCACTAACGGCATGATTCGATAATCTTGAACCAACCTCATGAACCACATGAAGACATCGTTATAATCAACAAATCCTTCTCCCGACAGGGAGAGAACTCCTTGCTCTATCATTTCCCGATATGGGATGTCATCTCTTGCTATGGCTTCATCGAGCTTTTCAGCCG